TTTTCTACAGCTTGCCAGTAGTCTACCTTTGCTTTCGCTTTATCAACTTCTTCTTGATAGGCTTTCTTCTCCTGCAGGTATCTTGCTTTGTCTGTACCAATCTTCGGAGCTTTCTTTACAACGCTGTTGTATTCCTTTTGCGCTGCTTCGATATTTGCAGAAATAAAGTCGGTAATCTCTGTATCGTCTAATGAACCGTCGTACAAATCTTCTATTGTGCGTTCTACAGGAACTTCGTGATACAATAAGCTTCCTTTATCATCGGTAGGTATTGCTTGCTGCTGCGGCTCTACTGCTTGTTGTTGTGGCTCTGCTGTCTCTTCTTGTGGTGTTGCTTCACTTTGTGGAGAGTTCGCCTCGCCTTTCTCTTCTGCTGGTGCTTCGTTACTTTCGTTATCAGCAACAGCTTCCTCTGCCTGCTGTTCAACTGTTGCGTTTTCTGCAACAGTTTGCGGTTGTGGCTGCATAGCAGTCAGTTCGGCAGCAGTGTAGGTCTTGCCACCAGGATATGCGTCTGAAACAACAATAATGCCATCGGGTGTAACATCTTGTACACTGCCGTCTATAAGGTTGCCCTCTTTGTCTTGCACCTTTACAGTGTCGTTGTAGTGGAAACTGCGGGTGCCGTCTATTTTTGCGGCTTCTGCTTCTGCTATTTGTTGTGTTGTTTCTGCTGCACTGTCAGCTTTGTAGGTAGCTGCATCAATAGGAGTATCTACACTTTGTAGGTCTTTTATGTTGAGCATTTCCTTTTTGCCGTTCTCTGTATTGTAAACAACTATATCGCTGTCTGACTTTTCGGTGTCTATGCTCTTTCCATCGGGAGACGTTGCCACGTTTCCTGAAACAACATATACTTCCTGGTCTCCATTTTTGAGAGTTGCACGAATGATAGTGCCGCTATCCTTGTGGGTGAGGTTGTCTATTTCTGCATTGGTTTTATTGACTGCTGCTTTTATTTCGTCCTGTACACGATTAATCATACCATTGTATGCGGTGCGTGCAATGATATATTTAAGAGCTGCTTCTCTCTGTTCTTCTGAATAGGACTTGTAAGCGTTGCTTTCTTTGAAAGCGTCTACATCTTCGACACCGTCCAATGCGTTTAACTCGTCCTCGCCTAAAACTTCTGCTGCGTGCTTTTCTGCTTCGTCGAGCGAGGTTTTGACTTCGTTCATCTGTGCATCACGTGCGTTCTGTCCGTTTTCATAGGCAGACTGTACTTCCTGCTGTTCAGAAGAGATATTATCTTCTATGGCATTTTTGAGATGCGAAATATCATTACCACGTTTAATATATGTATTAACGGTATAGTCTACGATGGTTTGTTTTTGTTCGTTGTTGAGTTTTGCGTTGTTTATGTAAGATTGCAGTAAACTCCCAGCCTTGTCATCGGGAGCGTTGTCTATCTCGCTCTTTATCTGTTGCCAACGGTCAGTGCCAAAGATAACATCTGCGTGTGTATCTGCGTCGTTGATAGCGGTATTTAGTTTGCGGTTATTGCGAATGTAGCTGCCCACACGTGCGCCACTGATGATGCCACAACCTAAGCCTACACCTAAAATAATATCGGTGTTTACTTTCTTACTGAAAATGCTGTTGTCATCGTCAGGGTCAAGTTTGAAATTTAAGTCTCCTACAGTAGCTGCGTTTTCAATGTTGCCGATAAATTCTTCTCCTGTTTCGCCAAGAAGTTTGTTCCATTCCGTTTTTTTCGTGAAACGGTTAAAACCTTTCATTATCTGCTTATTGTTAATACCTGTGAGGAAATCTTTTGTCTTACTCAAGCCCCATTTATCCAAAGCTTTTATTGCGCCTTTTTGTATAAATTCTTGCAATGGAGCAAAGTATTCACCGACCAGTTCGCTTTGGTTTTCAATGGTCTGTGCCGTGAATGCTTCTGCAAAAGCCCTGCCGCCGCTCTTTACGTTTGTACGCTTGCCGCTGTAGACGATGTTTCCTTTGCTATCGGTGGCAGCTTCCAAATCACCAGTCATACGTTTATGTGTATCGGCTGCAACGGCAGGCATATTGAAGATGGTAGTCATTGCAGCACCTTGCGCTACGTCGCCTGCAAATCGTCCTGCGAGTTCTCCTGATTTGATAACAAACTTGCCTACGGCTTCTGTGGCGTATTTGCCGAACGCTTTTTCGAGTTGTGTTCTGCAATACTTCTGTGCTGCTGGTCCTACTCCCTTTACAGGACTAAAGGCAAACTGTGCCATAAATGGTACCATCTGTATAGTTGTGCCTGCTGCTCCATACAATCCGCCCAATGAATCTCCGTGCTTGCCCATTACGGCATTTTTAAGGGCTACGCCATTTAACAGTGCTTTCTGTGCTGCCGTTGCACGGTTGTTTGCGTAGGCGTCAGCTGCTGCCTTTATGACTGTAGCGTCCTTAAGGTCGGTAAAACCGAAGTCCCACGTACGAATATCGGTTGCGGTTTTTGCTCCACCACGTAAAATTCGCCCAAATGCATTCTTAATTTGTTTGGTAATACTATCCGTCTTTCCTGTGTGAAGAATATAATCTTCGCTAATAGCAGCTTGTGCATCGTCTGCCATACGTTGCATAGCTTGTCCTGTGCGCATAAGTTCTTCGGCTTCGGGGTTGCGCTTTATGCCCTCCGCTTCATCGTATGCGCTGCGTCCGCCACCCTCTACAGGAATAAGGTCCGCCCACCACGGACGGTTTTTATAGTTAGGGTCGTACATTTGTTGCCCCTTTTCTTCGATGCGCTTACCCTCTGCATTCATTGCATCAACCTGCTTTTGCAGAAGGTCTTCTTCTGCCTTGCGTTTCTCAAAGACCTCTGTATTCTTTGCAACATCATCGCTTCCGCTTTGCACTCCAAAGTTTACGGTGTCGGTAAATCCACGTTCGTTTTCAAGTTTACGTTGCAATGCTGGCTTTAGGTAATACTCTACAAAGCCTTGTGTATTATCAAGTCCTAATCGGGTAGTTGTATCTTTGAGTTTCTTTTGAAAGTCTTTATCATAATAAACCTCTTTCAGTGCATAGAGTGGGTCGCCGTTATTCATACGACTATACATATAGTCCGCTATGTTGTTAGCAACATTTTGTGAATAAAGACCGTGTACTAAAGTCAGTGCTTTTTCTGCCTGTTCGTTATCAAGACCCATAGAGCGAGCCATATTTGCAGCTTCGGCAATTTTTTTAGGATTATCTTTCTTGTATGCTTCATCGTAGACCGTATAAAGGTTATCTATGACTTCTCCAAGATTGCTATCAGCACCATACATTTTAATAGGCTGCTGTGCATCGGGGATATGACTTGCAACATTATAATCCTTATCAACATTAGATAAGAAAGCATTTTGCGAATTGTAGTCTTGTGGTGCAGCAAAACCAGTATCTTGTTGCACAGATTTCATAATTGGCTGTGCATCGGTAGGCTTGCCTACATTTGGAGCAACAAAACGTGGGTCTATCTTTGCAGGTTTTATTTCTTCCTCTTGCTGCTGCTCTGCTCGTGGCTGCTGATAAACCATATTAGAAAAGCTGTCGTAGTCTTTTACATCTGCAAACTCTTTTCCTTTGAGTGTGTTATAAACAAGTTTTCGATTGTTTTCGTCTGCCATACTTTCGGCAAACTCTTGTTCTGACCCTAAATCGTTATAACCCTCTTTGGCTAATGCGTTGTAAATAACCTTTATGTTGTTCTTTATATCTGGCATACGTATGTTATTTTTTTATTTTAATCCTAATATCTTTTTTCCTTTGTTGTGCTTTAACCCTAATGACTTGCCATTATTGACTTGTACATAGCCGTAGTTGTCTACAAAGTACGGCTTTGCCTGCGGTGTATAGTTGGCAAGTTTAGCAATGATGTCGCCTTTTTTTAGTGAGCCTGAATTGACAGCATTCTGATTTTTCTTGTCTACCCAACCCATATTTACGGCATATTGATAAATGGCATCTTGTTCCATCTTTGAAAGTTGTTTCTTCCGTCCGATGGTGAAATACCTGCCGCTGATGTAATACATATCCGATGCATCTACACCTCCGCTGTTTTTCCCTCCGCCTTTTGAGCGTGAGATATTGTTTCTTTCTCTGCTTAATCCCTCTGACGCTCTGTTGTGGCGTGCTGTTTCGGCAAGTGTCGCACGCCGAACTGCTGCCTGTTCTTTCTTCGCTGCAATGTCGGCTTCTAATGCTCTCTGCTTGAGGTCAAGCAATGCATCGTTGTACTGTTTTTCGTACTCTGCCCTTTCTTTGGCAGTCTGCGCTTGTTCTGCTTTAATTCGCAATTCTTCTGCCTTTGCTTTTGCCTGCTCTTCGTAACGTTTTGCCTCTCGTGCGTCTTTTGCTGCATCAGCTGCTTCCTTACGTGCTATCTCACGTTCTTTCATATTCATTTCATAATCACCTTGTCTTGCACGCAAGATAGCGTTGTTATAGCGAGCCTCGTTTTCTTTACGCACTTGCACAAATCTATCGTAACGCTCCTTTGCCTTGCCACTCAACGAACTATCGGGAGTACTCATATCGGGAGCGTATTTGCTTGTATGATACAAGTTTGAGAGTGCCGAAACGCCATCACCAATAGCCGATAGTATTGCCCTGCTGCGTTCACGCTTGCGCTGCCGTTCCTCTTCTTCGGGAGACGGTTTGCCACTTTCGTAAAGCGTGCGTGCTATTTGTTCCAAAGACATTCTTTGATAAGGATTGTTTTCTTGTTCAGAATTATTCTCTTCTGCTGTTGGTGGAACGTCCTTTGGCAACCAGCTACTGATGGGTGCTGGCTGTGGAATTTTTTCTATAGGCTGTACTTCGCCTGGCATCGGTTGAGGCGGAGCTGTTGCTGGTTGTGCTGCTGGCTGTTGCGCACTTACTTCGCCTTGTGCTGGCTGCACTGTGGGTGTTGTGCCTGTTTGTTGTGGCTGTGGTGTTTGCGTAGGTTGTTGTTGAGTGGGCGTAGGCGTTGTTGCCCCACTTCCTCGCCTACGGCTTCTTGTGCCACTTGTGTTCATTATGTCTGCTAAAGAACTCATATAGCTGTCTGACCTATTTAAACGTAAGGATTGTTTTCTTGCTCGTCTTGCTTTGGCTTGATGGGCTTTTCTGTGCCGTCCATATAAGCGGCTATGCCTGCTGCTGCATTGCCTACTCCCTTAACGGCATTGGCTATGTTCTGTGCACGATTAACTTCCAAGTTTCCAAGTTGTGCATTCAGGTTGTCTTCTCGTTGCTGGTACTGCTGTTCGATGGCATCTTTACGAGCTTCGCCCATTGCGTTAATGTTGCTGACTGCGTTGCTCATTGCGTTTGCATCGGCTGCCTTTTGCGCTGCAACACTTTCCTCCGTACCTCCAACGACGGCTTGCGTTCCTGCTGCGTTCTCGCTATTGCGTTTAAGGTGTTCACGCAAATTAGAAAGTACGGCTTGTGCTTCGGCTCGCTGCGTTGCATCTTCGTTGTAGCGTCTATCGTACCAACTTTTGTTTTCTTGTTTTTGCTGATTGATTTGCGCTTTGTATTTGCGCATAGCTTTTGAGGCTTTGATACCTCCAAAGATACTTCCTGCTATTTTGAGACCTGCTCCTATTGCTGTTCCTAACATATTGCTTTGCTTTGTGGAATTAATACTTATAATAATGCGTCAAAATTAAAACAATACCTTTGCTTTTGGTTTTTAAGTATTAACACGCAAAGAATATGAAAACAATAAAAAAGGAAACAGAAAAAGAAAAAGGAAAACGAAAAAAGACAGGTGGGCGTGTGAAAGGAACGCCTAATAAGCTTACTGCTCTTAATAGAAAAGCTATTGAGGGTGTATTAGCGGATTATAATGAAAGTGGGCTTTTTACACAAGACTTTCTTTCATTAGAACCAAAAGACAGAATTACAATAGCAGAAAGATTAATACAGTATACAACTCCAAAGATGCAAAGCACTACTGTTGATTTGGCTGCGGAGAATACAGAATGTACTATTGATATAATGTTGAGAAAATTAGCGGAAGAAGAATAAATAAAAAGGAATATGGTAGAAAGGATATACAAACTATTTGGGCGGTTGGCAAGCATTGGTAGCGACAAGTATCTACATTTAATTGTGGGTATGATATTGGCTACCATTGTGCGCTTACACGTTGGAGCATTAGCTGCATTGACAGCCGTTGTAATAGTAATGGTAACAAAAGAATGTATTGACCACTTTATACGCAAAGAAAACTTCGACTTAACGGACGCTCTCTTTGGCATAATGGGTGGTGTGGTAATGTTAATATTAATGATATAAATATGGCAAACTTTACGATAGGAGAAATGTGCGCCTCAAAGGTGGCGCAAGAGAAAGGAATAGACAACACACCCCCAGCAGTGGTTAGGGTGCATCTGACGGAGACTATAACGCTACTGGAGGCGATACGTGCCGAATGGGCAAAATATTGCCTCGAATATAATTTGGGTACACCATCGTTGATAGTGTCGAGTGGGTACAGAAGTCCAGAGTTAAATAAAGCTGTGGGCGGTGTGAAGAACAGTGCGCACGTTGCAGGTTATGCAGCCGACATTGTTCCTGCCAATGGAAAGCAGGACGTGTTCGAGCGTTTTATGGCGTATAGTTTTAGCAAACGTGGCTATCTGTACGACCAAATAATTATAGAGAAAAACAGCAAAACACGTTGGGTACACGTGGGATATAAGAAGCCTGACGGTAGCCAACGTAGACAGTGTTTTAATTTAAAGGTATAGATATGAATAGACTAATAGGAGCAATATGGGGCGTGCTGATATGCACCCTAATTACACTTTGCAGCTGTAAAACGAAGAAAGCCGTGCAGGTAGAGAGTGTAAAGCGCACATTCGATAGTGCGCAAACGGTAAAGGAACAGGCAAGCGTGAAATACTCACTTGTGGACACATCACGCATAGACGAATATACCACGCTTGTAAGAGAGTACATATTCGACACGCCCTATTACGGCAAGGAAAGCTGTTTTACTCACGACACGAATGTTAATTCGCCAATGGTAGAATACAAGAGCGATGGCAGCGTTGTAATACATCACGGCTTAAAAACTATCAAGGAAACAAAGATAAGCCGTAAGAGTGATAAAAAAGGCGTATCAGTGCAGAAAGACAGCACAGCAAATAAAGTAGTAAGAACGAAAGTACACGCCACCGAGCAGCACAAGCAGAAGCAAAAGCAAGTGGAGCAGATAGCCGTATCGAAACCTTTCGACTTTTGGCAGCTAATAGTAGGTGTAAGCATTCTATTTGCTATTGCGATAGCTTTATACTACCTTTACAAGCGAGTGCCAAGCGTGCGAAATGTGGTGCAGAGAATAAGAGATAGTATAAGGAAATAGCCGTAATAATATAAACGCAAAAAGCCCCACTATCCATCACGGACGGTGGGGCTTACTACATATAATTATGAGTTGAAAAGAGTTTTTATATATCTGTCCAATATCTGTCCAAGAATTGGACTAATATTGGACGATTTTAGTTCTGTTTAGTCAAAGCAAGTTCTTTTGCGAGTTTGTTAAGTTTCGATAGGCTGATGCCTAACGTTTTGGCAAGGTCTATGTTTCGTGTGGTTGAGTAGCTGCTTTTTAGATATTCCATTTGTACCTCTGTGAATTGCAATGGTTGGAACGGCTTGCGGTTGTGGTTCATTTCGGCACGGTCGGCTTCCAACTGTATGGTGGGGTTGAGGCTTAGGGCTTCTTTTCCACTTTGGTTTATGCTTTGCTCCGACACTATTTTTGCTTCTATAATGTTTAGGGCAAGGCGACAGTTGGGGTCGTCGTCCAGCTTGATGTTGGCACAATCTCTACAAAGCACGTCCGTAAGATTGTCCCACGCTGTAAACACTCCGTCTAATCGTGCGGTTCTATATGTTTCTTTGAAGTTTATGGGTGGAATATACGGCAATTCTTTTATGAACCTATCGAATAGTGTTACACAGTAGTGCAGCATTTCGTAGGTACATAGAATGTACGATTTCAGTTCGCTATCGGCAATGTTTCTTTTGTCCAACACTTGTTTAATGGCAAGTCTGAAACGAAAAACATCGGGTTTCAGCCGTTCCTCTAAGTCGTCTAAATAGTCCATATAGAACTGACGTTTGTCCATCTGTTTATTGCGCATATCGTCCATATTCTGACGGTCGAAATCGTTATATCTCTTCACCGCCAAGTGTGCGTTGTGCTTTGCCTTTCCTTTGTATTGGTTTGTTTTGGAAAGCAAGTTTATGGTGTCGAGCATAACAGTTTGTGCCACGCTGTTTGCTCCGCCTATTATTACGTGGAATAGGGCGGAAACGTGGTTTAGCGTTTCGCGGTTCTGTTGCCACGCTTGCGCTAAGTCTGTCTGCTTTATTCCTGTGAATGGGGTTTGTTGTTTAAATATGTTCATATTTTCTCTTTAATGCGTCTACCGACCGTTTAAAGAATCGGTAGACGGTTTCCTCGCCATATTTGGCTACTAATATTCTGTATTGCTCTATTGTCATATTGTTCTGTGTTTTTACATCTATGGATATACGCTTGTACATCTAGGGATATACGAGCGTATATCTATGGATCTACGGTTGCGTGTCTATTCTTTGGTGGCTCTTTCCCACGCTTCTTTGCCAAACACTTGCCAGGTGTCGTTACCGAATTGCACTATTACGGTGGCTATCAGTCTGCCCTCCGTACAGCTACGATACAGCTTAATGTATGGCTTGCCATTTTCGCCCTTGTCAATACTTTCAACGCACGGTAGGCGAAAAATGTCGTTAAGGTTTCGCCCATCAAAAGTTATGCTTTGTTTAAATTTCATCGTTGTTTTTCTAATGCTAAGAAATTAATAATCGTGGGAATCAGACTTATTATCATTCCTATAAAAGGAAGATAAACGTCTTTGTAATGATGGTGCGATATTGCACCCATTAGGGTAACTTCCCACATAATGGTTATGAATGTCCACAACCAAAAGTTAAGTCTTGTTCTATTCATTTTCTTTCAATTCTTTAATTAGCGCATCGGCATACTCAACGGCTACCTTTGCCACTTCGTCTGCTTCCATTTGCCACGACTGTGCCATCAGTGTTTGCATATTGGCAATGGCAGCGTTAATTCTTACTTTGTCCCAATCTGTAGACTGACTGTTTACTCTCTCCAGTTCTTCGGGTTTGCGTTCCCAAAGGTCGCCCTCGTTGCCCTCAAAATCAAGGTTTACTGTGCCTGATTTAAGGTCGTCGAGCGTGGAATATAAACCCACAACTGTCATTGGAAACCGTGTCCCGATTTCCTGCACACGGTCGCCAATTCTTAGTTCTGTAATCTTCATTCTCCTATCTCCTCGTGGTAGTTTCTTAATGTTTCCTTTACACGCTTTGCAGCTTCTTCGGCTTGTTCTTTGGTGTGGAAGTAGTTGCTGGCTGAATAGTGTTCGCTACAGAGGATACTCCAACATTCTTCAATTTTCATAACTTTTAATGATGAGTCAATAAAATAGTATTCTTCCCCTGCATCTGCTCGCCACAGTAGCTTCTCCACTCTCTTTTCTTCGGCATTCCATCGCAAGTCTTGCTCTTTCATTTTATCGAAGAGCAGCTGTTTTTCTTCTTCGGTGGCGTGGCGTAAAGTACCATTTCCCCATCTTGCGTCTGTACAATTTGGCAAGGTAATGCAATTTAAAACATCAAGACCAATGTAATATTTGTGGAAACCATTTTTGTCTGTACCTTTATAAATAAAAGGGCAACGATAATTTAAGTAATTTAAATGTGCAAGTATATCTCCGTCCTTAAATTCTTGTTCTTTTTCAAAGACAACCACATCGTCCTTAATAACCGCCTTGCAACCTTCGGGGATATTAAGGCTATCCCCAGCCTTTAATTTTACTTCCATTTGTTTTCTCCTTTATTTATTTTGTTTTTAATATCGTCTTTAAATTCTTCTCCAAAATGTCTTTTTACGTATTCGTTTAGAACTTTCTCGTAAATACCGCTGTACGCTTTATATTTACCAGCGTAATAGCATACAAAGAACGACAATAGTGTTGTTATAAAATCTATTAAGTGTCCCATCAATTCTTAATTTTAATATATTCCCTCCTGCTTATAATTTAATAATTTCACTTTCCTCCATCGTATCAAGAGAAAACCATTCAAGTTCTGTTTCCTTGCTCATTTCGCAATCGTCGCCAAATTCATCGTCCCATACTTGGTAATATTGGTTCCATACACTAAGAGACAGGTACCCATTACGTTTGACAACACACGTAAGTGTGTCTTTTTCGTTCTTAAGGTTTGGAAGCTCCTCTTTTGAATTGTGCCACCTAAAAGTTGTTTCATTTTCAATAATTTTTCTTTCCATATTTTTACTTTTAATCTATCAATTTAAAGCTATACGCAACCACGAATGGGTTGCTCTCCCACGTGCCTTTGCCGCTGATTTTGTCAATTAATGATGCAAAGGCTTCACGAGCAAAATACCGAATAACTTTCTCGGCATCTTCGTCATCTTGTGAGAGTATCTGATTTAATATGTACAAGTCGCTCTCGTATCTCAAGTCCAAATTTGGCAGTTCCAAATCAACATTTCCACAGAAGTCGAACAGCAAAGGCTTTCCGCATTTTTCAC